GTGTTTGTGATACCGATGGAGTAACAGTTTGAGTTTCGGTGTGAGATGGGGTAACTGTTTGTGTTTGTGTCTCCGAAGGTGTTTGTGTGATTGTTGGAGTTTGAGTTATTGTAGCAGAAGGTGTTACGGTTTGAGTTTCTGTATGGGTCGGCGTAACGGTTTGTGTTGCAGTAACTGTTGGTGTTTGTGTTAAAGTTTGTGTCTGCGTTTGTGTTTGTGTTTTAGTAACGGTCTGACTTGGTGTTTGGGTAACTGTTTGACTTTGTGTTTGCGTCTGAGTCTGAGTCTGTGTTTGAGTCTGTGTTTGAGTCTGAGTCTGTGTTTGAGTTTGTGTTTGTGTATTAGTTGGGGTTTGACTCTGTGTCTGTGTAAGGGTTGGGGTTTTTGTTACAGTTTGTGTGGGTGTGGGTGTTTGCGTGGGAGTTTGTGTGCTCGTATTTGTTGGGGTCTGTGTGGGAGTGCCTGTTTGCGTCTTGGTTGGGGTTGCTGTTGGTGTAGTAGGTGTAGAAGTTTGAGTTCTTGATGGAGTAGGACATGGAAAATTAACTCCTGAAACTAAAGGATTAATACAATACACCTCTCCTTGATTATTGTAGGCAGAAACCTTGTAGTTGTATTGAATATTGCAATCTCTTACAACATCCATACCTGTAACCAACACAGGGTCTCCCATTTTTCCAGCGGGATGCTCAGCAATAGCATCCCATGCTCCTCCGTCTTCTTGCCTGAAGACTCTATATACATCCGCTAGATATGGAGATTCATTTCTATGCAGAAAACTATAGTAAACATTAAAGTGATTTGTGGCCATCTCAAGTATTAATACACATATTATTATAGCATAAACAATTTTAATCTCTCAATTCTTTCGCCAGCCTCCAAAGAACCTTCAAGTTTGTATATTCCATATTTTCCTGTGTGATAATAAGGTGTGGCTGTATTAAACTGAACAAATGCTAAAGAATATTCTTTATTTTTATTTGTGTACACAGTAATGTCTTTTGATGAATCTATAATTTCTTGTAAAAATAAATCATGTTTTGATGGTCTTAGTATCAAAAGCTCTCCGTTAGGCATTGCATAATTTTTAGTTTGCTGTTTTTCGTTTCTCACTTCTTGAGCTCCGGGTTTCGGTATTGCCGCTAAAGTGATCAGTGGATCGGATGAAATTTGATTTCTAATTATATCAAGTCTCATACCTATTCTAAACGTATAACTTGCTGGCTTTGATCGATTTTTAACTAGGTCCAAACTGTATACATTGATTGTATATCTACCAGATTTTAATTCTTTTCTAAATGTTGTTTCTGTAGTTTCAATTTCTTCAAAAATTTGCTTTCCTATTTCAACTTCATCAATTAATTCAACTAAAAATTTATTACTGTCTCTTGCTTTACCTTCCCAAGATATTTCTATATAATCTTGATAAGGCTGACTATGAACCCTCATTACGGGTGCTGGACTTGGTGGTGTTGAATCAACGACCTTAGTAACCACATTAGACCATTCTGATTTCAATCCATCATGAGCAACAGCTCTAACCTTCAATGAGTATGTTCCATCTTTTAATACTGTTTCTGGGGTATAGGATGTGCCCTCTATCTGTGTGGATTGTTCTTTTTGGTCAACAATTTCATAGTAAGAAGCTCCCTCTATCTCAGTCCACGACCATGTTGGAGCTCTGTTTGTTGTGTTTTCTTCTGGCTCAGTAGACTCTAGATAAGGTGTTTGTAGTCCACTGGTGTTAACTTCAATTGCTGAACACGGAACATATATATCAACTTCAAAGTCATTCCAAGAATCATTAGAAAGCCTTGTTAACTCTATTATTTGACTACCCGTTCCAAGCCATTTAATATCAAAATTAGCTCCAGCTATATTTACATTAATTGTCTCATTTTTAGATTTAAATGTATGGCCATCCCATATTAAATTGTTTTGCTTATCTGATCCTATTTTAATCGATTGACCTAATATATTTAAATAAGCTACTTGCCCAGCATATCCATCCAATCTAATAATAAGTTTTCCTCCCTTAAGTATGGATATAGAAGCAACTTCACCCGGCTGTAATCTTTCATGCCTCGTCTTAGTTAAGAACAACCCATACGGAGCAAACGGCAATCCTGTATCAATAGTAAGATCATATGGTGCATATGGTTCTTGAACAGTTATTAAAGTTAATTCATATGGAGCTAATGGGATATATTGAAATGCCGGCTCTCTTGATGCAATTGGTTCAACCAGAGGTTGTCTTGGGAATCTATGAGCTCTAATTTCAAAATCAACAAAACCAATATATAAACCCGGATGAGATTTTTTTGCCACTCTGTCATTTAATTTAGAGACTGTAACCTTATCTATATGAAGTAGGCTCTGAGTGTTATATAAATTATAGTATCTTTCAGCTAAATCTTTGTAATCGTAATACCCAAATTTTAAGCCACCAAATTCATTTAATGGGAATTCATTATATCCAATATTAGAAATACTGGTTGTATTCAAGTCATTTAAAATAGAAAAGATACCATCTAGTTGATAAGAATTTTCAGCAAAAACAACACATCTAATATTTGATTGAGTTATATCTTCACCACCAAATGCAAATGGCATATTTCTTCCATATTCATAAGAAAGGAATATAGCTGGAACAACTTGGTCGTATGGCTTGATACCTTCGAATAAGTCTTGATCATATCTACTGTTTTTATCAAACTTACTTTCAATTAGTAATTCTTCTTCTGTTTGATCGGTTATGTAAATGTTAAAATCTTTTACAGCATATAAAGCCTCGACATAAGAACTTTTATTAGCCAGTGTTCTGGGGATTAAAACTCTACCGTTCTCAAAATCGTATTGAATTCCTTGAGAGTTCTTCTTTATGTAATACTTATCTAGCGTTATGCCGTCTATAATTTGAGCTCCATTAACAGAAGAGTCATACAGCCATTGCTTGTGCGGAGACGCAAAAGATATATAATTAGGGTCAAGCCTTTCGTCATCTTGATAATATAAAGTGGACTCTATATTTTGAAAAGCTTCTCCCCTGCAACAAATAGCGTTGTCTAACCATAGAGCAAAGCTTGTGATAACTTGATGCTGAAACTGGGGTTTCATTATAGAATTATTTTAACTCCTAGTTTTTGTATTTCTTTTTCGAAATCTTTAATTAATCCTGTTATGTATGGAGTGGACCTAAACTCAGAACCTGAAACTGTGTTTTCGGATTGAATGCCTCCTCCTGACCTACTGTAAGACGAAGGTTTGTTTAAGTACTGGCCCAAATTAGAAATGCCTTTCTCAATTCCCTCTGCCCAACTTCTTCCGTCTGCCCATGGTAGTGGCGTAATTCTAAATATTTCTTCAGGAGTTGGATACATCACATAACTTTCCGAACTTCCGTCTCTTCTTATTATTGTGGATGTCATCACTATATTATCAAATGCAACTCTAATTGGTGTGGTTGGAGAATCTCCAGATTTAAAGCCTATAAAAGAAAAAAGATTACCGTTACCTCCCAGAGTTCCAGAGTAATTAGATGCACCAACGCCTCCGTCTATTTCTCTAGTTACTGGGTGATTTTCGAAGTCGTTAATTAACTTTTTTTTAGCAATCTGAAATTCCGATCTAACCAAAGACTTTACCTCTTTGACATATTCCATTGACTTCCTTAGGTCAACTAACTTTGATACAGCTTTCTTTTGATCTCTAGGTATGTACATATTATCCTTCGTCTACAGGTTTTAAATAAAAGGTATAGTATCTTGGAGAGAATAGTCCATGAGGTCTCTCGTCACTACTAATTGTAAATTTTCTGCCATCTAATTCACAACGCTTTGCTTCTTTCAGAAAATCATAACCGTCCTTATTGACTTTTACCCTAACCTCACCAACATGTTTATCTACTTTAATTTGAGCTCCGGCTTCACCATCAAAAACATCTTCATTTTGTCTTCCAACATAAAGTATTCTAGCCTTCATGGTTGTTTGTATAATTTTATTTTTAACACTAGACATTTGTCCTCTTGCGTTTTTATATAAATAATTATAGTTAGGATTTGTGCTTAAAATTATTTTTTGAGAATCTTTAATAAATTTAATGTCTCTTGCAAAAGTGTCATGTAAATCATCGAAAACGGACTCAAGTCCATCCTTGTCTATATTGTCTAGAAAAGAAGTCATACTTTTTTTTACACTTAATATAGAATATAGTGTATCATTAAATTAGGAATAAGGTATATGGAAGCTAAAGATTTTCTTTCGGATAGGTTTAACGGAAGCACTAAGAGTTTGTTTAAAAGCTTTTTGGTGCTCATTGAGGATTTGCATGAAGACAACCAAATCTCATTTGCAAAACTAAAACGCAATCTGCCTGAACACGCAGACTTAATTGATCAAGCTAATTACTTTGATGAGGACAAAATGCAATACCTCAGAAAAAAAATATTAGATATGGGCAATGAGTCAATACGTGGATCACAAAATGATTTAGAAAAATTTACTGTAAAATTTAATTTTAAAACATAATATAATTTATACAAAAAAGGAATAAGGTATGTATACAAAAAATAACAAAGAAATTTATCGTTTCAAGATCTTTCAAGATGTCGAAGAGGAAAAAGAAGTAGATGTCGAAAAAGAAGTTGAGGTTGAGAAGGATGTGGAAGTCGAAAAGACTCGCACTAAAGAAGATGGTACTGAAGAAAAGTACAAAGAAAAAGAAAAACGAAAAGTTAAAGAAAAACAAATCGTTAAGGAGGTCCGAAAGGAAGTCGTAAAAAAAGAGCATCAGTTTGTTCTTCGGCAACCTACTCGCAGGCAGATGGAGGAGGCTGACATGGAATACAGCATTGAAATGAGTAAATGTGTCAAGCAGGGAGTCTTAACGAAAGCCATGTTGATGAATAAGTATACAGACACAGGAGGTATGCTTAGTGAGGCCGATGCTAAAAAACTAGGTGCATTATATGCTGAGCTTGGACAACTACAAACGGAGTTCACTAAGCTTAACATGGCAGCTAATAACGAAAAAAACGAAGAAAGAATCAAAGAAGTTTCTGGAGAGATGTCTATTTTGCGCAGATCTATAGCTACTGCTGAAACTAATTTTAGCGCTTTACTAAATCATACTGCAGATACTAGAGCTCAGAATAAAGTCATTACTTGGTATCTCCTGAGTTTAAGTTATATTGAGGTGGGGGGTAAATTGGTTTCATTTTTTGAAGGTGAGACTTTCGAAGAAAAGAAAAATGATTTTTATCAAAAGGAAGAAGATGAAGATGAGCTTCTGGCTATAGTTTACGATAAGTTAACTGCATTTATTAGTTTTTGGTACTTTAGTACTGCTGCTACCGAGGAAGATTTTAAGCAGCTAGAGGCAGATGTAGAAGAGGGTAATTTGTGATGTGGATCAAGCCCATTACAGAAAAGTTTTTAGAGATGTAGTTCAAGGGTCTTCTGAGGTTAAACTCGAAGGCAAAACTATTTATATAAAGCATTTAAGCTCTTTGGATCAAGTTGATATCGACGATATCAAGGATAACTATTTACAAAAAGCCATAGGTCGTGGCATCCCAAAGCAAGAAGAACTTTTAAAAAATTTAAAAAAAGACGGCACTTGGACCGACGAAGACGAAGGTAAGATTAAAAGGCAAGAGTCTTTTATTCAACAATTAGTCAGAGGTAAAAGTCAACTTGTTTTAAAATCTCAATTGGATAATCAAAATAAATTAATAGATGAAGCCAATGAAGAACTTAATAAAATGCATCTCAGAAAAAGCGAACTTCTTGGTATTAATGCAGAAGATTATGCTGAAAAAAGATCAAATGATTACTATATAATAAAAAGTTTCTTTAGAGATAAAGAATGCTTGTCTCCTATGTTTGCAGATGAAAATGCTTATAATGAATTGTATGCCGAAGATGTTGTAAAATATGTAACAGTATATAATGAAACATTTAAAGCTTTTGATGAATTAAATATTCAAAAAATGATTTTAGAAGATTTTTATTATATTTATTTTCCTTTTAGTGATGACACGGTAGGTTTTTTTGGCAGGCCAGTTGTAGAACTTACTTATAATCAGTTGAAGCTAATTGTATATACAAAAATATTTAAAAATATATTTGAAAATAATATGCATATACCAGAAAAAATTAAAAAAGATCCGCAAGCATTATTAGATTATGGTAATATATCTTCGGAAGCCAAAGAGAAAGTTAGAGAGCAATTCGATCAATCTTCTGACGGCTCAACTCTATTTAATGCTTCTGACGAAGATTTTGAGTATGCTGGCTTAGAGAAGCCAAGTGACAAAGCTGGTATATCTCTACAAAAAGCCGCAGAGAAAAAAGGTGGCAGTTTAAGTATGCAAGATTTAATGGAATTAAGCGGAATACCTAGATCTAATTAAGTGTACTTATTCTGAAAGGAATAAGGATGTCACTTAGAATAAGAACAGAACAGATTGGACTTGAAGAGTCCGTTAACGATGTAGTCAATCGTATTAATAGGAGGGGTATTAATGTAAAGGTCAGAGCTTCTGATTTCACTCAGCCTCTTGGTCGCATCACGCAGAAAGCTGATGAATTTAGTAAATCTCTAGAAGCTTCTAATGCTCGTGTTATTGCGTTTGGTGCATCTGCTGCTATTATTGGTGGAGTCACTACTGCATTCAGAGAGCTTGTAGTACAGGCAGTTAATGTAGAAAAAATATTGACAGATATCAATGTTGTTCTTGGCACTTCTAGTTCAAATTTACAAAAATTTGGTAGAGATTTATTTGATGTAGCTAGAAACACATCTCAAGCATTAGATGTTGCGGCTGAAGCTGCTCTTGAATTTTCACGTCAAGGTTTATCGATGGAAGAAACCTTAAGAAGAACGAACGATGCTTTGATATTAACTAGGCTGACTGGCATTAAAGCTGCGGATGCTGTTTCAGGCTTAACTGCTGCTACGAATGGTTTTGCTGATGCTGGGCTTTCTACCACTGCAATCATTAATAAACTTGCAGCTGTTGACGTTAAGTTTGCCGTTAGTGCTGACGATCTTATTGATGCTTTGGCTCGTGCAGGGGCAGTAGCTCAAGATGCTGGTGTTAATTTTGACCAGCTTGTTGGTGCTGTTACTGCTGCCCAACAAATCACAGCTCGTGGTGGTGCGGTTATTGGAAATAGTTTTAAAACAATTTTTACTCGTATACAAAGAAGTAGCACTTTAAATAATTTAGAAAAACTTGGGGTAGCTGTAAGAGATATAGAAGGCAGTACCCTGCCCGCTATTTCCGTACTCAAAAATCTAGCAGATGCATATAAAGATATGGGTGATGCTACAAGTGCTGCTATAGCGGAGCAGGTTGGTGGCGTTTTCCAAATCAACGTACTGAAGGCCGCCTTGAAAGACTTGGGTAGAGAAAACTCTCTCTATGCTCAAGCAACTAAAATTTCCAATCAAGCTACAGATCAAGCTCAAAAGAAAAATGAGATGCTTCAGAAAACAATAAGCTCTCTTGCCGCTCAAACATCACTAACTATTCAAGAGCTTTCTGCAAACATTGGTGAGCTTGCATTGTCTCCGGGAATATCAAAGCTTCTTGAAGCCATCAATTCTTTTGCGGGAGGATTAAACGATCTTTTAGGTGATGGTGAAGAAAGTGGTTCAAGTTTTGCCAGAGGTATAGTCAAGGGAATAGGTAGTGTCCTTACTGGTCCGGGTGTTGTTTTAGCTTTCGGTGTTTTTGCTAAACTTTTTACAAATGCATTGTCATTTGCGAAAGCTTCCCTTAAGGATGTTTTGGGTATTGTGTCAGCAAAAGATAAGGAAAAAAATATTCAAGAATCTATAGTCTTAGCTATGGAGAACAATAAAAATCTTGCACTAGAGCTACATAAATATGCTGGAGATAAGGTAAAGCAAGAACAAATAATTTTAAAACAAATTGAATTACAAACAAAAGCATTAGCAGATCAAGAAAGAATTGCTAGTAGTCTAGCTCCAAAGCTTGCCAAAATGGGTGTAACAAGTCAATTAACTTTACCGACCGGAAGGGGAGGTAAGAGTAGCGCTGCTGGTTTTATCCCTAACTATTCAGCTGGTGATCCAACTCCAATTGAACAACAAAAAGAAAAAGCTTTGGCTGTAAAATCTGGATATATGCCCGGAAAAGTTATGAAGATGAATGTCAAGGGCTTGGGTGATGTTGTATATAATAACGCGGAAACCGTTACTACCTTTCAGGGTTTAAGGCAACCAGCAATCATGCCGCCAGAAAAAAGTAAGGCTGGCAGAAAATATTTAGACGACTTTAAGGGTAAACATGGATTTGATCCATATAAAAAAGAGAAAGAAAAGAAAAGCTTCTCTGAAGGCTTTATTCCTGAATCTTCTGTTCTAAAAAAAGAAGAAGACAAAAAACAACATAAAGATGAAGATGGCGGAAGCATGAATAGCGAAAGCTATGCGAAGGGCTTCATACCAAACATGGCAATGGCGCACAGAATGGGAACCACATTAAAACTACCTAAAGCGAGAATGTTTGTTCAGACATCAGCTACAGAAGGTAAAGGTTTGTATATAAAAGGCATTAAAGGCTGGAAAGATCTTGAAGCTAAAATTAGCGACATCATGACTAGAGGTGGAGCAAATCTTTCTCCAGCTCTTCAAGAGCTACAAGACATGGGAATCAGTAAGATATCCAGACCTTTTTATTTTTCCGATCAAGATCAAAAAGGGAAAACTTCTGCTGGAGCTAGAGTAAACTCTATACTTACGCCCAGAGGCAAAGGTAACAAGTATAATGACTTACTCGGCAATGTGTACGAGCAAGAATTAGATAAAGGGGGATTAAAGAAAAAGAATTTTATTCGCACTCATACAGGCACAGTTAAATATGCTGGCAAGAGCAGGAAGAGAATGAAGCCTGCTAATGAATTTGTTAAAGATAAAAAAGGCAAAGGTGATGTTTCTGCGTCTTTTGATTTTGTTAGAAAAGGTAGGTTCCCTCTTGAGGCAAAAGCTAATAGTTTTTCTGATGCGAATTTAATCGCTAAAAGTTTATATCAATATTCAGACAAGAGCCTGAACAACTTCTTAAAAGATAGCGGAAGAGAATCTATTGCTGACCAGTATGACAAAACCAAACTTGACAGACAAAAAGATACTCTTAATAGAATGGGTCTAGATGGCGATATTGATACCGTAAATGCATACAATATGTCTAGCGGTTTAATACCTAATTTTATTGACCCTCGAAGCAGGGCACAAAAAATCAGAGATGTCTTGTCTGATCCAGCAAATAAAGGTATAAAATTTAGAATGCCTAAACCAAAACATTTCAAGGCAAAAAGCATGTGGGACCAAGAGATGTTAAGGGAGTTTAAAGCGAACCCTAAGCAAAGTTATTTAGGTGGAAGCTTAAAAGATTATTTGATCAAAAAAGGTTACGATAAAAAAGACTTAGAATCTTTAGCTAAAAATCCAGATAGTTACAGAATTTTTGGTAGTGGAATGGTTCCTAATTTTGTAAAAGCTAATAGAGCCTCTAGGTATTTCAAGGGAGTTCCTGATCCTAAAGGTAAAATTTCTACTTGGGACCCAAAAAGAAAAACTTACCAAAAGTTTAAAGAGGATGATTCTGGTAGTTGGCAAAAGGAATGGTACAACCAATTAAAAGGTAAAACTAATGAACTTACTTCGTTTCTGTCTTGGGTTCGCACAAACAATAAATTGCCACCCAGACAAGTTAACTCTTTACAAAAAGAATTATCCAAGCAATCTAAATCTTATTACGATAACTATTGGGACACAGATAAAAAAGTAAAATCAGGTAATGCTGGTTTTTATGAGAAGAAAGCCCACAATACAGTTTCTCCGCTTCCCGGCGAAGAGACTAGCCGTTTACGATCTTTTGTTTCCAATGACAAGATGCAAGGCTTGGTTAATGAGTGGCGTAAATCAAGTAGTTCTAGTTTCTTTGGTTCTGGCTTAATTCCTTCTTTTAGTGAAAAAATGAAAGATGAGACCAAGGAAGGTACTGAAGGAAAGTCTAGGTTTGCCGATATGGGTAGTAGAAATCATACAAACTACTCTTCTGGTTATGTGCCCAATTTTATAAAACTCATTAACAAAGACGCAGACAGAAAAAAGCTCTTAAGGCAATGGCAAGCAAAACTTGATCAAGCTAAACAGCTGGCTACATCTGGGAGGCCTAGAGCTGAAGTTGACCCATTGATAAGTAAATTAAATGGGGAGGCCAATAAAATATGGAGTCAAATCACACAACTAAAAGCTGGTGGATTTGTGCCTAACTTCGCTAAAAATGTAAAAGTTGAATCTATTCAACAAGTAAAAGACGGAGATAGTATTGTTGGTATGGTTCAGACAGCGAAGGCTGTTCCTGTCGATCACCGCCTCAATGAAGTTGATGCTATTGAATCTTGGGAGCCTTTAGGTAATGATGCTACTAAGTTAGCTCAGAAATATTATTCTGGACAAAAGGGATCGAAGCGGCTTGAAAAAAATATTGTTGAACAAGGTGATGGTAGTTATAATAGGGGTTTATTTAAAGATAATGTTTTAGCTAAAGAGTTAGTTAATACTGGCCTAGGAATCCCAGACTTAAGATACACTGGTCTTTCTACATACAGATCCAACTTAGAGTCAGCTAAATCTAGAAAAAGAGGAATATGGGCTGAGGACCAAAAAGCCCACCCTAAAAGACTTGCAATAGAAAGTCAAATGAAGTCTTTAACTGGTCAAAAGTCCAGCAGAACTTTAGGTGATAAAGATGAAGATACGAAATATCATTTTGGCAAATCCAGTTTCAGCAAACAACAATTAAAAGACTACGAAGAACTTGGCCCTGATGGCTATATGAAAAAGTATGGCAGAGGTTCAAAAACTCAAGTCAAGGAAATGAGAAAATTTCTTTATGTCGGCAGATCAAGGAAATCAGATTTTGACGCCGAAGGTCACGTCCCTAACTTTTCTAATATTGGCGACAAAAGTAGCTTACTGCCTAACTTTAGTCTTGGTTCTAAAATTGAAAAATATAAAAACAAAAAGAAAACCAAGGCCGAAAAAATGGGTAAAGATGACTTTAACTCAACTAGTACCGCAATCGCAAGCTTCAATACCAGCAATGCACTGTACGCAAAAACTGCAATATCTGGAGCTAAAGGTATAAGATTAACCGCCAGAAACTATGAGAAGATTAGGCAATTTTTAAATAGTAAAGAATTCAGAGGTCTCAGCGCAGCAGTTCAAAACAAAGTAAAGAAAAGTCTTCGATCTCAATCTGCCTCACTCAACTTGCCTGATGTTACTAGACCTTGGTTACAGCACAGTGATGATAGCTTTATGGGAAGAATCGCTGCAAGTCTTGGCTTGATACCAAACTTTAAAGAGCGAAAAGAGTTAATGGAAGACAAAATGAAAGCTGATGAACTGGGTAGTCAGAATAGTAATGACTATGCTAAGGGATTGGTTCCGAACTTCACAAAGAATGCATTAGAGCAAGCCATACAGAGAGAGTCTGATGCAGGTATACCAAAATCTTTAATTAAAGTTGAACAATCAAGCCAGCTAAAAAATCCCATGAACCCAATGGGTTTAGCTGTAACCAATAAAATAGACGAACCCGGAGGAGTACAAGAGGGTATCAATAGATCTAAAGAGCAAGGCATTGACCCACAAACTCATGGAGCCGCTAGAGGCCTAGTTCCTAACTTTAGTTGGGGGATAGCCGGCGCTAAATCAGGCCAAGCTGGCCCAGCTGCTAAACTTAACACTAAGAACCTTGAAAAGGGATTAAATGATGTTGCTAACCAAGCTGGCAAGACTGCTCAAGAGCTAGGAGAGCAAGCTGCTGTATCTTCAGATTTAACTGGAAGATATTTTATGTTAACCAGTGTTGCTTATGGACTACAGGGAGCATTCTCAGAAGTTGAAGGAGAAGTTGGTACTGCGGTTAGAGGTTTAACTACATTAGCTGAAGCTGGTACTCAAGCAATGTTATTTAAAGAAGGCTTGGGTGAAGTTGGCAAAGGTCTTGCAGAAAAACTTGGCAATAAGGGTGGTCTTGTAGGTAAAGTCGGAAAATTCGCTGGATATCTTGGTCCCTTAGGTGCTGTAGTTGGCGCAGCAATACCAGTTTTTCAGTATCTGAATGATGAGACTAATATGTTCAAAGATAATCTTGATCTCCTGAATGATAAGATGGAGAAAAATTCTAAACAAATAGAAGGATTTACAAGTGCTCTGGATGCAGGTAATTCAGTCCAAAAAACAAATGCCAAACTAAAAGATTTAGAAAACTCTACACTCAAAGGTACATTTAAAGGGAGGATGGAAGAATTAACTCTTTTGAGGCAAAAGCAATCTGCAGAAACAGCTCTAGCTAATACATTAGCTCATTTATCAAAAGAAACCAATCTTACAGCAGAGCAAATGAAACTCATGGGTTCCGGCACTGCAGAGGGCATAGCTGCCATTCAAGAAAAACTTCTTGAACTGGAAAATGTTAATTTTGGAGATAGTCTCAAGAAGACAATTTTAGAAAATGCTAGTGGAGTAAAATTCTTTGGAGGTAAAAAAACTGACGAAAAAGATAAAAATGATAATGCTCAAGCGTCAGCGACTCTTCAACTGGTAGAACATTTTGTCAAAAATGTCAATAAAGACATGAAAGGGTCTAGTCAAGAAGAAATCAATATTGCAATCACTGAAGCAAGGGACAAGCTAAAACGAACCGGTCAAGCAATAAACAAAGAGGGCAGGGGTCGAGGTGGTGTCGGAGCAGCTTACAAGAAAATGGCCGCCAAGGGCGGTACAGAAGGACTAGGTGTACTTGGTGAAACAATTCAAGGTTTGGCTGGTAAAGGTATTCATACAGATGAAATTTCTGAAGCCATAAATCGCATGGTTGAAGCTTTGAATTTGCAAGTTGGTGAGGTAGACAAAGGTACTGAGATTATTGAAGGCGACACCACATTAATCAATCAAATTAGAGCGAAGCGTGCTGAAATGTTTGCAAGTCTAGAAAGGCAAGCCCAAATGGCTCAGATTAGTATGCAACTCCAACAAAGTGCTCACGATCTAGCTATGACTGAATTGAGCACCAGAAACCAATTCATGCAATCATTAGGTACTATGACTAAAGCTCAACAGATACGAGCTGATGCAGAGGAAAAAATAACACAGAATCAGCTAGACTATTCAGCAAATGTGCAAAGTTTAAATGATGAATATTTACAAAAAGGTAGAGCTTTTACTAAGCAAGCTTTCGAGAAAGGAATTATTCAAGATAGCGTTTTAAAAGTTGAAGATCCTGAAACTGGCAAAAAAGTAGATGCCAGCGGCAAAAGTGTATTTCAAGGAAGTAAAGAAAAATTTGCAGATAAACTAAAAGGATCCTTTTTGCAACAAGGTAAAATTGATGTTAGACCCGGAGGCAAAGCAACCAAAGAGCAGTCATTAGTTAATGACATTTCTGCAAGTAAAGCTCCAAATCAAATACTTGACCACTTAGAAGCTTACGCTAATACTCTTGAGACAGTAGGTCAATTGGCTGATTTTTATAAAACTCTCCAAGAACTTGGATTAACTCAAGTAGATTTTTCTAATGCTAAACTTGAAGCATTTAATGACACTCTTGATGCTAGCGTAAAAGCTGAATCAACAACATTAGATATTAAGAATAAAAAAGTAGAATCAGAAAAGAAAGCTGCAAATATAACTGCTGGTAGTCTTGAGTACTACCAAGAAGTAGCTAGAACTAATCAACAAAATTCTCAGTATAGCCAACAGGTGGGTGATGTGTTAAAAGAAAATATTGCCACTACGATCCAAAAAAATGCGAACGACAGAACAGAACTTGCGGCTCAAATGGAATGGTTAGCTAATAGATCTAATTTACAAAGTGTTGGCGAAGAAGAGTATAGCAATAGGCTTTTAGCTATAGATCAACAACGCAAACAAATAGCTATGGATGCAGCCCTCACTGGGGATACAGAAAAGCTAGGTCAAATTGTTAGTGGCGAAGTCAAAAATTCCCTCACAGGAACCAAAGATAAAGCTAAACGTAGAATACAGGAAGCTAAACTCGCAGAACAGTTTTTAAGTTCTCAAGAAGGTTTAACTCTATCTAACGAGGCCGCTCTAGCAGATCGTGAAGCAATTTTAGCAGAATCTAAAAAACAATTGACACAAGAGAAAGCGATTACTGCTGATAAAGCAAAATTAGCTGCAGTAGTTAGGGAAGAAATTAAATTCTCCCTACAAGAAACTGCAAGCAAAAATCAACAACTCATAGAAGAGTCTCAGGTCAGAGTAGAATACTTAAACTCTGTTGAAGGTCAATCTGAAGCCGCTAAAACTCAATTGGGTGTTGAGCAATTAATTATCTCACAACAGCAAGAAGTCCTCGCTCAAGAAACTGCGCTGGTTCAGGACAAAGCTAAGTTGAGAGCTGTAATTGCAGATCAAATTGTAAACGAAGAACAGCAAGCCAAAAATGCAAGGGGTCGTGAAGCAGAAACTCATCAGCAAAAGATGCAAGGTGGTTTTTACGCCAGAAGAGCCGTTGAAGGTATTGAGAGCCAAAGAGAAGGAATGCAGCAAGGTCTACAAGAAGCTGGAGCTCAAAGAAATTTTTATCAATCTACTGGAAATGCATACAAAGCAGCCGAAGCGAACACCGATGTTCAAAAAAGACAGTTAGAGTATAATAAAGAAATGGGTCAAGGATCTTTATTGCTTGATACGTGGAGAGTGAAATTGGCTGAAGCCAATGAAAGACTGGTTAACTTCTCTGCGGATTTAGGTGAAACTAGCTTTGATGCAGTAAAGGATGGATTTAAGGGCTTACTTCAAGATATTTCTGACGGCACTAAGAGTACTAGTGAAATGATGATGGGATTCATTGGTGGAATTGCTAAGAAAATGCAAGACAAAATGTTTGATAGGTTTGCAGACCAAATGACCAGTGGTCTTTTCGGTATGATGGGATTACAGCAATATCACACTGGAGGTTTTGTTGAAAAATATTCTCGTGGAGGAACCGCTAAAGATGTCCCAGCTATGTTAACCTCTGGTGAATATGTTGTAAGGAAGAAAGTTGTAGATAAGTTAGGTCTTAGAACTATGGATAAGTTAAACGAAGAAGGCTCTTTGGAAGATTTATACAACAAGCCAAACGAAGATCAATTTTCACTATTTAACGAGGGCGGTATAGCGGCTCCCCCAATAGTCAAATTTCAAGATGGTGGCAGCATTGATAGAATGCTTATGAATAAAAAAGACGAAGGTGATACAAATTCTCAAAATGATAGATCTTCTGTTTTTTCTGATGAAGTTAATGAGTTTTCCAATATATTAAGTAGGTTTAATGGTGGGCTTGTACATCTTGCAAATGGCGGCAAAGCTGGAGATACTAATTCTAAAAACGATAGAGAATCTGTATTCTCTAATGGTATAGGTACCTCACAGAGAGATGAGGGTGATACAGCTTCACAAAATGATAGATCTTCTGTATTCTCTAATCAATCAATCAATTTAAATGAAGGGCTTAGACGCTTTGCAACGGGAGGCTTAGCTGATGGTTATTATGATAACATAGGTTCACGTAAAAAAAATCCTTACGAGAAAGATTCTTTTAGTGCAATGGAAGCTACTGTAGATAATTACGGATCTCTTGGTAATCGTTGGTATTTATCTAACAAAAATAGAAGAGAAGCAACCTTGCAAGACGAACTAACTAACAATTTCGCAAACCATAAGAAACCCAAGCTTGGGCAAAATATGGGAAATCAAAACAGAATGAAATCTTTGATGCAAAACACTCTTCCCATGTTTGAAGAAGGGGGCTCAGTAGATGGATTTTTAGTTAAAACCAAGCTTACCCAAGATATGTATGGTAAATTAGGTAATAGGTGGTATTTAGAAAATAAAAATAATCGAGATAAAATTATTCAAAAAACTACTGAGAGAGAAAAAGAAAGAGAAAGATTAGTTGGTTTTAATCAAGGTGGAATAGTATACATGCAGAAAGGTGGCTTAACTAACAAACAAGCCCAACGACGCCAAGGTTATTCAAATATGGCCAGCGGTCTAGGAGGAATGCTTGGTACATTAGCTGCCAGAGACAAAAAAGACCAAGAATATCAGGGTCCTACTGCACCAAAGAAACCGGGTCAATTGAACACATCTTCCAGATTAAATGTTAATCCAACTGGAAAACAGATGAGTGCTAGGTTTAGGAAAAACGATCAGTACTCTCAGGATTACGGTCAATACCTTTTAGATAAGTATGAATACGATGTTCAACAAAACAATCAAAAAGCCTTAGAAAAACAACAAACTTGGCAGGCTGTAGCTAATGTTGTTGGTATGGCTGCTGGCACAGCAATAGGTAATTATGTTGGAGATAAGATTCAAACCGGTATGGCAAATCGCCAAGAAAATAAAATGTTAAACGAGTTCAAGGTGGACGCAACACTTGATGCTCAACAGGCTCAAACTTCTGGCGAACCAGCTGGAGGAAGAGCTTTAGGCCCAAGATTGGGAGGGGGTAGCTTACTTGAAATAGGTGCCGCAAGGGCTCAAAGTGCTGGCATTACTATTGATAAAGGCACTTATTCCACGGGCACATCTGGAGATAGTGTGATGTCTTTTGGTTCTGCTGATTCTGCACCTGCTATTCCGGGATTAAAATCAGGCCCAACTACTCACGAATTAAATCAAAATGCTCAAGCCGATGCAATTATGGCTTTAGAAAGATTAAAATACACAGTTGATTTAGACAAGAAGAATAAAGGTGGGTTGATTCAAAATTTTAATAGAGGTGGATCTGTTCATAGTTTTACTAGCATAGGTAATAATATTACCAAAATGAAAGACGGAGGTTTAACTAGAAATGGTAAAGTTATTGGGCCGGGAGGAATAGATCAAGTTGGTCCAGTGATGCTGGATAGAGGCGAATATGTAATTAAAGCTTCCAGCGTTTCTAATGTAGAGAAACAGTATCCCGGATTTTTTGATAAATTAAACACAATGAAAATGAACCAAGGTGGACCAGTTGATATAGCTGGAGGTTCTAGTAGTGTAGACAATTCTAGTACAACAAATAATAACCAAAAAAGCTCAAGCAATGTGACTGTTAATATTAATGTTTCTGGCTCAGGAAAAGCAGAAGCTCAAGGTGGAGACGGAGAGCAACAAGCATTTGCATCAAGGATCAAGGACGCGGTAGTTGGAATCATCGCACAAGAAAAAAGGGTAGGAGGTATGTTGAGTGGCTAAAAATGCGGTATTAAATTACGAACAACAATTTTATCTAGACGGAGTTTTACTGTCAGGTGTTACTAGTATAGATGGAGGTTATTCTGTACAAGAAGAGCCAATTAATATAATTGGTCAAGGATATGTCTATCCGGTAAGGCAAGGGCCTTTAGTTGGCAACTTCTCTGTATCTAGGTATTTTATTGGTGAAGATTATTTTTTAAATTTCACTGGAGATAATCCAATTAGTGGTAGTATTAATTTTAACGACGATCAAAAATTTGGCTTTACTAGTGGATACTTAACTCAGTACAGTGTGTCTGCTGGTGTTGGAAGTATACCAAAGTCTGATGCTAGCTTTATAGTTTATGGCAACATAGGAGATGGCATTGATGCTACCGACACGAAAGAGCACCCAGCCATACAAATACCCAACCAAGGATCAATAACAGTTGATTGCGCTGGTTATCAAACCAATCGAGTGACCCAATTTTCTTATACAATGAGAGTAGACAGAGAAGCTCTTTACAAAATAGGCTCTCCTTACCCTATACAAGTTGACAGAAAATGCCCAGTCTATCAAGAGGCATCTTTTGAGATAGAATGCAATGACTTTGAAATTGACAAGATTAGAGAGTATTTAGTCAAACCAAGAATGCAATCTTCTTTGAATTTAAGTTTTAAAAATCCTATTAATCAAAATAGTATAGAAACTTTTACTATAAATAATGCACGACTTTTGGATCAAAACATTGCTACCTCATCTGATGATTTAATTACAATAAACTTAAGGTATGCTGGATACATAAATACTAAATCATGAGCTTTTTACCATATGAAGATGTACCGCTATACCTTGCTGTCAATGGGTCGGCAGGTGAATATATTTTTGCAGAAAACGCTAGCTTAAATGTTAATCACCCTCTTGGGGTTGCAAGACAAAGAGAAGATAATATTATCCGAATATGTGCTTTTGGTTTTTCTAGTTCTTTGGAATACTCTTCGCCAACATTTACTAAAAATCAAATTCATCATGCAACGCTAGGACCAACTAAAGGCCCAGCAACACCTTTGGCTACATCAATCAGACACATACCGAAAGACAGTCCGATAAAATTCCCGAATGGTAAAACTCTGTATTTTCATGATGACTATTACCCAGATGGTGGAGATTATGTAATCACAGTTTACTCAAAAGATGGGCCTTGGTCACTCACAGAAGAAGAAGCTCAACAAGGTTATATTCAACCTCATTACAAATATATAACCAACTCCCCTATCGTTGGATCTCTAGATGTTAATTTCTATGTTAATGAAGGTAATCTGCCTCACTTTTTCAATATAACTGGACTCTCTGATCCAACTGTTTTTCCACCTCTGGACGAAGAAAGAATTACCGGTTTTCTGGGTGAGTTTTGTTTTGATCATGCCTATTTAAAAAGTTTTAAGTTTTCTTTGGCTCCTAACTCTATTTCTCAAGCAACAGCTTCTTTCGACTTATATGGAGAGATTCGTAAAGTGCCAGAAGTTGTTGACGGTTATTATAGCTCTTCTTTGTATGACCAACAGTCTGTTCCTCATGGTCAAAATAGTTTAGTTTTAGGTGCTGATGCTTTTGGTCAGGAAAATGTGTCTACATTTAGTTATTCTATACAGGTAGAGCGAACTCCTAAGTTCGTGTGTCCAGATATAAATACAAACGATACAAACGTAGGACTCCAACCAGAAAGGGTTACAAAAAGAAACACAATAATCACAATGTCTTTAACTGCTGACACTATGGATACAGAACTGTTAACTTCAGACTTTCATGGCGATACTGCAGAGCTGAAAGTGAAATTAAAAGATTTAAATTACTCAAGCTTTGATGATAATTCAAATGGATTCTTGCACGAATTTAAATGCCATGGACCAATAACAAAACAGAGTTTAAGTGTACAGTCTGCTGGTTATTTAAATGGAAGCATTGAGGTAGTACAAAATTTAGAATAATGGATATTAAGGATGTCAGTCAATCAACACTAACTGAGCGACCTTCTTTCGGCGCTCAAGCTTCTTTTTCTTCAAATGTTGATGTATTAGAGTTTGGTGACAGTCATTCACAAAGAGTTATTAAAAATTTCAATGGGCTATCTATGGAGTTAGACCTAACTTTTGATCAATTAACTTCTGTAGAATCTAATCAAATAATTAATTTTCTAGAATCTCACTTTTATGGTGAGCTACCAAGTTATAGTAATGCCGGCAAGTTTACTAATTCCAGAATTGAGGCTTTTTCCTTCACTCCATTCTTTCCGTATAAAACAAATGATTTTTATTGCTTTGACTTTACTCATGTAAAACAAGGTCATAATATATATAGTGTCAATGCAAGCCTATCTTTAGCGTCTCCCAGTATTTTAGATAACGTCGAACAGAGCTTAGAGCTTAATGAAAACATAGGAATTAAATTAGGAACATTAAATTCTATATCGTCTAATCCAAATGAGCAGAATATAGGTTTCCCTAAAGTGTTTCATAATGATCTCGAAATGAAAGCGGGTCAGAGGTTATATCATTTTAATGATTATCGCACGATTAAGCTAACTAGAGATTTATCTGCTAGCGCTGATTCTAATATAGATATCTACGGAATAGCCAAGCAAGGATTTAATTCTGCGTCTCATGTAATAACTCAACATAGTGATAAAAGGCATTCAATGTTTATTGATGATGTTAATGACTGCGACTACTATCCCTATAAACCTATTTATGCAAATGGAGAAAATTTAGAATATAGAATGTTTGATTTTAGACCTACCGACTCTATATCTATACAGAAGTCTCCAAAATATAAAAGCCTCAATAGTACTGATCTATATAATAAATTTAACAAATATGGATTTAATCCAAATTTAAATAATTTAAGTTTAACTTTTGCGGGTAGATCGGATAGAGAAGCTAAAAGAATTTTATTTTTCTTGGAGAGCCATCTAGGTTATAAAAGATTTGGATTCCATGTGTTAGATAATTATATCAATTTAACTTCAGATAACTCTAACCAATATACTCCTAACAGACAAAAGGTGTCAACTTTTGTGTGTCCTAATTGGACCCACAGGATGGACTACAGAAACAACCACACTATTACTGCTACATTTATTGAAACAGTAGATCATTAATTTAATATAAATATATGGAATTAAATATACACAAAGAGATTATGTCTCTTGAGCCATCCGCTCTTGTTGTTTTGTTTGAGATCATACTAAAGGATGACGGAGGGAAAAAATATTATTTTCACGCTGGCGAAAATGGCTACCTTAATGACATTTACTATAAAGGTAAAAATTATTTATTCCATCCAATACAAGCTGATGGCTTTGATTTTGCTGAAGATTCTTTACCTAGGCCTTCAATTACTGCAGACAATACAGATTCCTTTTTTAGTTTAAAGAGTAGATATTTTAAAGATTTTGTTGGCTACGAAGTTAGAAGAATTAGGACATTTGTAAAATTTCTTCATGGAAACAATTTTCCCAATAACACAAATCCATATGGTAGCCCTACAGAAGACTCTTTTCCTGTAGAAAAATATATGATCAACAGAAAAACTACTGAAAATGCAAAAATCATACAGTGGGAATTGAGTTCCCCTTTAGAAAAAGAGCATGCATTAGTTCCAAATAGAAAAATTGTATTTAATGTTTGTCAGTGGGCTTATCGTAGTGGTGTCGGTTGTGGTTATGCTGGCAAAGCTCCTGTTGCCGACTCTAAAAACAACGAACTTTTTGTTACTGGAGCTGGGTCACCATTAGAGTATAGCTCAACAGCAACTTATAATCGAGGGCAATATGTAAAAATAAGCAATAAAGCGAATCCATCCTTGCCTGCAAAATTTTTTGTTTGCTTGGTTAATGGAACTGTAGGAGCTAATCCTGAAAGTGATAAAACCAAATGGGTAGAGGATTCTTGCAGTAAGGACGTGAAAGGATGCAGGCTTAGATTTGGTGACAAGGAGGCTATTAATGGATTACCATTTGGAGGATTTCCGGGTACTTGGAAGCACTAAACCTATACTCAAATGCTTAAAGTTTGCTAAGACTCATATCGATAGAGAGTCTTGTGGTTTATTTGTATATAAGGATTACAAAACTGATTATGAATTTTTAAGCTTAACGAACGAAAACAAAGTTTATAAAGATTATTTTTCAATTAATAATAATTTATTTTCTGAGCATTTTATTAAAGGTAATATAATATCTCTATTTCATACACACATAGATTATGATGAACAGCCAAGTGATTTAGATATTGAGATTTCAGAATCCCTAGGTTTGCCTTCTTATATTTTTTCTTTATTAACTAATGAAAGTTTTCTGTATTATCCTAAATCTTTTAAGCCGCAATCTCTAGAAAATAGAATTTTTATACCTTTCTTTCAGGATTGTATTAGTTTTGTTAGGGATTATTACTTTGCTCACTTCAGGCTGAAGTTGCAAAATGATATATTTA